AAGGCGGACAAGTTTATTTATTTACTGTTTTGGTGCGGTTCTAATGGCAGTAAGACGTTTAAGAGATTTACCAAAAGATTTAAACAAGAAAATTAGTAGAGATTTTAATAATCTTGTAAAAGATGTTCATTTTCAATTATCCAATCAACATCAAGAAACTCCAATAACTATGCCAGTATGGACAGGATTTTTTGCGTCTAGCTGGAAAGCATCAAATTCTGCTGTTCATGCTACGCATAATATAATGAATTACGAACCCTGGGCCTCAAAAAAACAAGAAGTTTTTGAAGGGTTTAAAGCAACAGGGCAAAGTAGCCGTCCAGAAGAACCCGTAGTTCAACCAAGATTTCCAGTAGGACAAGGTGAAAGAATATTTAATTATAGAAAAGGAGTTTTTATTGGAAATAAAGCTAATTATTCTCAATATGTTTTAGAAAGTGGAGAGATTCAAGATTTTGTTCAAGGTCAATTAGGTAAATTAATAAGAGAAAATATGTCAGATAAAGGTAAGATATTTATAGGAGGAGGAGTATCAGAGAAATACTCAGGTACTACATATACAGGATTTGAAGCATGACCTTAGTAAACACAAGAGCAGCATTTGAAAAGGCAGTGACAGACAAGGTTTCAGACGTTGATCCTACTGTCACAATAGTTTATGACAATGTGCATTTTACAACTCCAGGAAAAACCAAGAAATATATTTTGATGAGTTTAAATTTTACTCAGTCAACGCAGCAGAATCAAGGTGCAGCTTCGGATTATTATGCTGGTGTTATTCAGTGCAATGTTTACGTTCCAAAGTCAAAAGGTACTGCAACTCTATCTAAAATATGCGAATCAGTTATTGATGGATTAACTTCAGTAAATACTTCAACTTATGTTGATACTTTTAGTTGTAAACCTAGAGTATTAGATATAAATGGTCCAACTCCATTGGAAATAGAGGATAGAAGTCATTTCATTGGAATAATATCTTGTCAATTTTCAGCAAACGCCTAGTATAATAGAATAGCAATCTAATAAATTTATGGAAGCGATTGAACTCCTCAAGAACAAATTTGGTGTAAGCCAGAAATATTTGTATGAATTAAAAGATGGAGATGAAACAATTTTAGAAATATATTGGAATCCATTGACTATTGCAGAGAGAGAATCAATCGTTGCAAGGTCTGGAGAGGGTGGATCAAATGAAGATTTTGCTCTGAATCTGATGATTACAAAAGCATTAGATAAAAATGGAAACCGATTATTTCAAGATGGTCATAAAGCATCTTTAAGAAGAGAGGTAAATGCAGGAACTTTACAAGAAATTCAGCTTGCGATGTTAGGTTCTGGTGAAGAATATAAATTGGAGGAAGCGAAGGCAGATTTAAAAAGCTAGAAACGATTGGTACTTTATATTCTTCTTGGCAACTGAATTAAAAATGACAGTTCAAGAACTTGCAAATAAATTGACTAGAGAAGAATATGTAAATTGGTTGGCTTATTACGAATTAAAAAGAGAGTACGAAGAAAAAGCTATACAAAACGCAAAGAATAAATCACAAGCAAGAAAACGCTAAAAGCGGTACACTAAAATAAAGTTTTAGTTTTATCGTGGCCGATTACGGGGTAAATATAAATTTAAGAGTAAAAGGTCAATCTGGTCTTGATAGGTTAAACGCAAAAGTAAAAGAATTAACAAAAAGTGTAGATAGTATTCGCTTTGTAGACATAATGAATCCCCGCAATACAGGGGGTGCAGGAGGAAAAGGTGGTCGTAAAACAATAAAACAATATAGACAAGATATGGAAGCTCTTGTCAAAACTGTAAATAAATCTAAAGGAGCTTTTGGTAAGACTGCTAATCAACAAATGGCAGCAGCAGACGCATTACAAGAATATGCAAATAATTTAAAGATTGGAACAAAGGCACAAAAAGCAGCAGTGTCAGCAGCAACAAAACAGATTAAAAATATAGAGCTTGAAACGACTGCGATAATGCAAAACACAAAAATGAAAAAACAAAATATAGACCTTTCAAATCGAATGGGAGGAGGATTTGGTAGAGGCGGTTTTGGTGGGGAAAATCCTAAAGGAAATAAAGCAGCCTTAACAAGCGGATTAATCTCTGGTGCGTTTCCATTGTTATTTGGGCAAGGAATAGCTGGTGGTGCTGCTGGTTTTGCTGGTGGTTTTATAGGAACTAAAGCTGGTGGAAAAATGGGAGGTTTTGCAGGAGGTCTTGTTGCTACTGCTGTTCTTCAGCAAATAACTACTTTTTTTGAAGGTATAAATACATTAGCTGGTGCTTTTAGCGAATTAAATCCAAATATAGAACAAGCCACAGTTGCATTAGGTTTAAATGGAACAGCAGAAGCGGAAAGAATAAAACTTATAGAAAAATCTCAAGGCAAAATGGTTGCATTGGCTTTAGTAACAGAACGAATGAATGAAGCGATAGGAGCAAATGGAGTTAAAAATTTAAAAGAATTTTCAGAAGCAACACGTTCTCTTGGTAATAGTTTCAAGTTAGCTATGACAAAAATGCAAGCTGCTTTAGCTCCATTTTTTACATTCTTGGCTAAAGCTGCTGGTACAGTTACAGGCTCATCAGCAAAAGAAACAGAAAGGCTTGCAAATATAGGTGGTGCAGAAACAGACCCAATATTAAAGGATTTAGAAGCAGAATTAGCAGGGGTAGGAACAGGAAGTAGTAGAGGAAAGAAAGGAAGAGAGATGTCAAAGAAAAAAGCAGATATACAAGCACGAATAAATGCTAGAAAAAAAGAATTAGCTGATGTTGGCGAAGTTTTAGAAAAAGAACAGTTAAGGGCTGCTCAGTATGATGAAATTACTCGATCTGTAGAAAAACAAAATTTATTTTTAAATGAATCCGTAAGATTAGGTGGTCGTGAAGCTGAAATTCAAGAAAAACTTAGAGAATTTGATAGAAAAGCTCTTGAATTTGATAAAGAAATAAATAAACAAGAAAGGGATCAATTTGAGAATCTTTTACGTTTACAGGAAGAACTTAAACGAGTAGATGCTTTATATAGCGGAATTGCAGATACAGTTCAAGCTGGTCTTGTTGATGCTATAGATGGAGCAATAACAGGAACAATGACATTAGGCGAAGTAGCAAGTAGCGTATTCGGGTCTATCCGCAGACAGTTAATAGATTTTGGAGCGACTTCTTTACTTAGAGCAATACCAGGAATTGGTGGTTTCTTTGCAAATGGTGGTGTTACCAAGCCTAATAAATCTTATATTGTTGGAGAACGTGGTCCAGAATTATTTACTCCAGGAGTTACAGGTAGAGTTACTCCAAACAATGAATTAGCAGGAGGTTCAACAACTGTCGTTGTAAATGTAGATGCTTCTGGTTCTTCTGTTCAAGGAGATGAACAACAAGGTAGAGAACTTGGTCGTCTTATATCAGTTGCAGTACAATCTGAATTATTAGAACAAAAAAGACCTGGAGGTTTACTCGCATAATGGCTACGTTTCCTTCAATTACTCCAACCTACGGACAGCAAAAAAGATCCGCACCAAATACTAGAACAGTTCGTTTTGCTGATGGCTATGAACATAGAATATTATTTGGATTAGCACAGCATCAAAATCCTAAAGTTTTTAATTTTACTTTTGAAGTATCAGAAACAGATGCAGATACTATCGAAACATTTTTAGATGCAAGAGCAAATGATAGTGCCAGCTTTGATTTTACTCCACCAGGAGAAGCTAGTTCTTCTAAATTTGTTTGCGAAACATGGACTAAATCAATTCCATATTTAAACAGAGCAACAATACAGACAGCATTTAGAGAGGTATTTGAGCCATGAGTACTGACCCTGTATTTAGTGAAGTTCAAAAGATAAATCCCTCTGCAATTATTGAACTTTTTACATTACAGCTAGATAACTCTTTACATGGTGCGACTACTATTTATAGGTTTCATTCTGGCAGCAACTTAAATGCGAATGGAGAGATAGTTTGGGCTGGTAATTCTTATCAAAGATTTCCGATAGAAGCTACAGGTTTTGCATATCAACGTGGTCAAATTCCAAGACCAAAGCTTATTGTAAGCAATGCGTTAGGAACTATATCAGCCATACTTTTACTTGTTAATCAGACAACGGCTGGTAATGATTTAACAGGTGCAACCTTTACCAGAATAAGAACAATGGCAAGATTTCTTGATGCTGCAAATTTTAGTGGGGGTAGCAATCCACTAGGCACACCAGATCCTACAGCAGAATTTAAGCGTCAAGTTTATACAGTAGATAGAAAATCAACAGAAACTAGAGAAGTAGTTGAATTTGAGTTAGCAGGAGCTATTGATATGGCTGGAGTTAGAGCACCCAAACGTCAATGTACTCGTGCTTTATTTCCTAGCATTGGTACGTTCACACAATGAGTTGGAAATATAAAGCATTACTTCATGCTCAACGTGAAGATCCTAGAGAATCTTGTGGGCTGTTACTAAATGTCAAAGGTAAAGAACGATACTATCCATGTCGTAATCTTTCAATTACAGATAATCAATGTTTTATTATTGACCCAGAAGATTATGTAAAAGCAGATAATACGGGTGAAATTATTGGTGTTGTTCACAGTCACCCTATAACACCTCCAGAACCTAGTCAGGCAGATAAAATTAGTTGTGAACAAAGTAAGCTACCCTGGTATATTGT